GTAACGAATATCTATTAACACAGGTAGACATGACTACCTACATTAACTCGGACTTTTACGGAGTTGTAGAGATTCATTCATTAGTAGCACACATTTGCCCAGAGTATGGTGATGATATTCGTGTAATGGTAGATGACAAGTTCATTGAACAACTTGAAAAAGAGTTAGTTGAGTGGATGGATTGGGAAGAGGTCTCAAATCAGCAATATTGGAATCGAATAGAGTCACTTTTTCCTGATGATGATGTTTTAGAAGATGAAGATTATTAACGTTTTGCAACTTGGCGAACCTTGGAAGTGTACGTTATTTTGCCAAATTGCTGTTAGTAGGCGTTTTATTCACACAGTAAATTTAAAAGTATATGTTAAAAAAAGTAAATAGAGAAGAAATTACAGTTGAAAATTATAGGTTAATTTTAGACAAAGAAACTCATCATAATCATATAATTATTGAAGATGAAAATGGAGTTTTAAGGTGGAAAGAAAACAAAGATGTACAACACTTTCTTAAAAATATTTCTTTAAATGATTTATGTCCTCTTTTAAAGTGTTTAGGTTACGACAAAAATTCAGAAGTGTATAGAAAGTTATATAGAGATATGGGATACTCATTGAATGGTTATTGGGAAGTATTTTATTGGGATTGGAATAATGAAGATTCGGATGAGTACGTTCCAAATGCCTACTAACACCCGTATAGGAGAACATTAGTTGCGCTTATACTTTGTTAAAATAAAAATATATGAAAATAACTGATAAAATAGAAATAACCAACGAGTGCAATATGGAGTTAATGGCTCGTTATCCTGATAACTACTTTGATTTAGCAATAGTTGACCCGCCTTATGGGATTGATATTGAACAAAGAGTATTTAAAGACGGTAAAAAATGGGATAGTGAAACACCAAAAAAAGAGTATTTTGATGAAGAAATGTAAAATATGCAAGTCTGAGTTTAAACAAGTCTATTCAACAACTCAGTCAACTTGTAGTGTAACATGTGCTGTGCAATTAGCTAATCAAAAAAAGCAAAAGGATTGGGAGAAAAGAAAGCGTAGCGTAAAAGAGGAACTAAGAACGATTCAAGACTATATTAAAATCGCACAGCAAGTATTTAATAAGTACATAAGGCTTAGAGACCAAGGTCAACCATGCATTGCATGTGGAAGTAAAGAAATGAAGAAAGTAAATGCATCACATTTTTATTCCGCTGGTGGACATTATGCAGTCAGGTTTGATGAGCGAAATGTACATAGTGGATGTGAGCATTGCAACACTTTCTTGAGCGGTAATCTGTTGAAGTATAGAGAGAATTTATTAGCCAAATTAGGTTATGAAGAGTTTGAAAGGTTGAGTTTTGATGCGATGAAAACACGAAACTACACCAAAGAGGAACTAAAAGAAATAATAGAGACCTACAAGAATAAAATAAAAGCCTTAAATTAGTAGGCGTGAATAAGAATAGAATGCTTACCGAAGTAGCCAAGCATCATAAAGAGTGGTGTAGAATAGTTAAAGGCTTTGGCGAATCAAATTACACGGAAGATGTAGTACAAGAAATGTACATTCGTGTTTACAAATACGGACAAGAGGACAAAGTAATAACGCCAAACGGAGTTAACAAGTCATTCATTTGGTTTATGCTTAGAAACATTTACTTGGATGTATGCAAGCGTAGGAATAAAGTTGATGAGGTTAAACTAACTGAGGATTTTAAGCTACTCAGTCCAGATAGCGACCAAGAAAAACACGAAGCCTACAAGCGACTACTTCAAAAAATGAACCAAGAAATGGAGACATGGGAGTGGTACGATAAGATGCTGTTTGAACTATACCGAGATAGTGGAATGAGTTTAAGACAAATGAGCAAAGCTACAACGATAAGCACACGATCAATCTTTCACACGATTAAGCATTGCAAGATCCGTTTAGCTGAAAATGTAGGTGAGGATTACGCAGATTATATAAACCAAGATTTCGAGTTGATATGACACAAAAGAGAAAAAGACGAACCAAAGCCGAAATACTCGCAGCTAAAAGCGAAGGATTAGGAGATAGCTTAGAGAAAGTATTTGAAGCAACAGGAATAGCATCAGCAGTTAAGTTCATGTTTGGAGATGATTGTGGATGTGATAAAAGAAAACAGTTACTAAATGAGATATTCCCATACAGAAAGCCGAACTGCTTAACCGAAACGGAATATAAATACTTAGATGGATTTTTTAACAAAGGAAGTCAGGCTGTAACAAGAGACGAACAAAGTAAGTTATTAGATATATATAACAGAGTCCTAAACACGAACAAACAGCCAAGTAGCTGTGGAAGTTGTGTTAGAGATATGGTAAACCAATTAAAACGAATATATACAACTTATGGGTAGACCAAATAAAATAGAAAGCCCCGAAAGAATGTGGGAACTATTCCAAGAGTACAAGAGATACGTAAAGAATAACCCTATACTTAAACACACCTTTGTAGGCAAGGAAGGAAGAAGCGAGTACAGCGAATTAGAGCGTCCTTTAACAATGGAAGGCTTTGAATGTTACGTTTGGGACCAAGGTGTTATAAATGGTATGGACCAATACTTTGCTAACTCAAATGGAAGATACAAACGCTTTTTGGCTATCTGTTCACGTATAAAGCGAGAAATACGCCAAGATCAAATCTCTGGAGGTATGGCAGGGATTTACAACCCAAGCATAACACAACGACTTAACAACTTAGTTGATAAGGTAGAACAGACGGTTATCGAACAGCCATTGTTTAACGAAGGACAGGAAGACGAACAAGACTAATGTTCAAGTACACAACTGCCATAAAAAAGATACGCTCATTAACCAAACGAAAGAAGGTTATACAGGGAGGAACTTCGGCAGGGAAGTCATTTGGTATACTGCCTATTTTAATAGACAAGGCTGCACGAACACCTATGTTGGAAATTAGTGTAGTCTCTGAGTCTATACCACACCTTAGGAGGGGTGCGATGAAGGACTTCTTAAAGATAATGAAGCTAACCAATAGGTACGTAGATGCTCATTGGAATAGGTCACTATTAACTTACACTTTTGCAAATGGATCTTATATAGAGTTTTTCAGCGCTGACATGGACGATAAGCTACGAGGTGCAAGGAGAAACATCCTATACGTAAACGAAGCAAACAACGTAACATTTGAAGCGTATCTACAATTGTCTATTCGTACCAACAAAGAGATATATATTGACTTTAACCCTACTCAGGAGTTTTGGGCGCATACAGAAGTAGTGCCTCAAGAAGATGCCGACTTTCTAATATTAAACTACCAAGATAACGAAGCACTTGACGAAAATATCGTCAAAGAGATTGAAAGCGCAAAGGAAAAAGCAAAGACATCATCCTATTGGGAGAATTGGTGGAAAGTGTATGGACTTGGTGAGATTGGATCATTACAAGGTGCTGTGTTTAACAATTGGAAACAGATAGACAAGATACCAGAGGAAGCAAAGTTAATCGGCATAGGGTTAGACTTTGGATACACGAATGATCCTACAGCTATAGTTGAAGTTTACAATTGGAATGGTCAACGGATCATTAATGAATTGTGTTATCGATCAGGCATGCTAAACACGGACATTGCTAAGATACTTCCGTCAAACGTTCCTATTTATGCAGATAGTTCCGAACCTAAATCCATTGAAGAGATTAGAAGGTTTGGTAAAACTATTCGAGGGGTAACAAAGGGAAAGGATTCAATCAACTATGGTATACAAGTAATGCAGTCTCAAGAGTATTTGGTGACTTCTAACAGCACCAATTTAATAAAAGAACTAAGGGGTTACATTTGGGACACGGATAAATCAGGAACAAAGCTAAATAAGCCTATTGACTACAACAACCACGGACTTGATGCGCTTAGGTAACACGAGATGGAAACGATAGGATTAAAGAATGCTCAAGGCAAATACTATATTTACTGATGGAAATAGAAGTTATGAAGGCTGTAGTTGAGGAATACATCTACAAAAAGACGAACCGAAAAGTAAAGATAGTCTTAGATAATCCGATGTCCATGAGAAAGCACTTTGTATTGCTATCAGAGGCCTA